GAATTGGTTAAGTCACGCTCTCTTAATACAATTCCAGGTGATACTTGACCCGCCATGTTTATCTCCTTGTAGAAGCCATTTTAATCTACAAATATTTATGAAAATGCTTTTTTCAAATGGGGAAACAATGCACGAACATATTACCAGTCAGGATACTCCCATACTGTGTTAGTTTTTCCATGTCTGCGATTGATAATTCTTTGTATGGCACAGTCCTTACATTCATAAGAATATGATGATGGTAAATACTTTTTCCCTTTCCGAATGTTATAGAAGTCAGACATCAAATCTTTTGTTTCTCCACAGACTCTACATGTCCTTTCACGAAACAATAGATGCTCTAATGAAAACTGATCTTCTATATCCATTAGTATCCAAGCATGTAAGAAACTTCTGGTGCTACATCTCCATACTCATCTAAGTGCCATACATCTCCATACTCATCAACAAATTTAGTTTCCTCGTCTTCAAACCCATCTACGATGAAACCAAATGGTGCCATGTCTTGCTCTATTTGATTTGCCTGCTCTTCATAGATGCGTTTCCTCACGTCGTTATCAGTCATCTCTCTGAAGTAAGGTTGCACTGCTAACCAGGCAAACAATACGAGACACATCACTAAGTCATCATTGTGTCCTTCATCTGCTTCAAAAGATTGATTCTTTTGAATGAATGTAGTGAGCTCACTAATGATTTCGTAATCGGGAATAAGTAACTTATCATCTTCGATTAGCGTTTTAAGGTTTGAGCATCCAACCTTCTTCGTCACCTTAGACATCTTCAGACCTAGTTGCGACTTAGTACCAGAGAATCCTTGTCCAACAATTTGTCCAGCACGACCTCTCATCGCACACATAAGAACATTAGGATACTCCAAATCATAATGAAGAATGTTTCCTACCTGCTCCCCAATATCATTAATTTCAATTAAAATGTATGCTTTATTGTAATTCTTGGCAACTTGGTCTATAATACTTGGAAACAGAATTGGTTTAATTTCATTATTGCGATACTTTGCAACTACTTTCCATGGTAAAGAAGTAATGTCAAATACTACAAATGCCGAATAGTCATTGTTTGTGCCACGCGATACATCAACAGTTATAATATAATCTCTATCTGATTTGACAGTTTCATATATTTTTAAACCTTTGCCATTATCTCGCACTGGATCTTCATACACCATTGAGCGAAGTTTGGAAGCAGAGATAAGAGTATCAACTGATCCTAGGAATTCACATTCAAACTCTTGTGTGAATTGCCTCTCTGAGGTGTTTCTAATAGTCTCTTCTTTCCATGCCTGATCTCTGCCAGGCACTTGAGACCAATGCACCTCAAGTGGCACATAACCATTCTTACCACGCTCAGCATCATGCCAAAGTTTATAAAACATATTCATACCCTGAGGGGTAGAAATAATAATAACTTTGGTTGTTTTACCAGATGAAATAGTGGGATATACAGAGGAGAAAAACTGCTCTGAGATATGGTTTGGAATAAACGCAAACTCGTCCAGGAAGATGATATTAAAAGAGTTTCCTCGAACAGCAGATGATGAGGTTGAAGCAGCAATAATTTTGCTACCATTCTCTAATTCCATGGATCCTTTATTCCATGCTACAATACCCATCTGCATCCACTTGGGTAGATTTTCGTAAGCTAACTGCAGACGGGAAAGCAATTCCCTAGAAGTTTCTGCTTTGTTTGCTAGGATAGCAATCTTTACGTTATCATTAAACAGAGCATAATGTAACAGATAGGAAATAACTGTTGTAGATTTTCCTGTCTGCCTAGGCAGTTTAGCGATATTGAATCTATTTTCGTGGAAGTTTGTAATCAACTGCTCTTGGAAATCCCACATCTTAAATGGGACTAGACCTTCATCCAGAGAAACAATTTTAATATGATTCTTTGTAAAATAAACTGGGTCGTCTTTACACCTAATAAATTCCTGAATCTGCTTCTTAGTGAAATTTATTGGGGTGTTTGCTTTTTTTAAATTAGGATTACCAAGATATACTGCATCACTCATTTGCTCTTCTTAAATCTTTTTCTAAGTCTTCCATACTATTTAACCTTCTTTCCCAACCATCACCTTTTGTAGTACCCTGTGATGGATTAATGCAGTCTTCGTATTTAAATCTGTCGCATACTAGACTAGCAAGTTGGGACTCATCACCCTTTTTGTTTGTGCCTGACCAGAAGTGCTGACCTCCAATCCAGCAAGCCCCACAACGAGGGCAAGTTTTGGTATCCATAAGTCTTACCTTAAGACGGTAATCTTATTATATAGGGTAATCAGTGTTTGTCAAGCTACAATATGTTAGCAATTCCAAGCTCTTAATGATTTATTAATTCTGCTGTCTGGATCGTTTGCTGTCTTTTTGGAAGTTAACTTTGACTTCATACCTTTCATTCTTGCACAGAATGACGACCTGCGGGGATTTCCAACCTTTTTTGAAGGTGCTTTAAGGTCGCTTCCAGGATTCTCACGCTCGTAAGATTTTCTCCCCTTCTCGTTAAGACCGCCATTTTTATTCTTGCCCTCCTTGCGAGTCCAAGCAGATTCTTCTACATACTCAACCTCTTCAGTTTTGCTTGTCATATAATCAGCAGCAGTATCAATATAGTCACACGCAAGAGTAACTTTTGATTGTACCCACCCAGGAAGTTGCATTTTGGGATTTTGCACTACACCACGAAGACGTTGTACTGCTGTTTCAATTGTGTCTAATTGACTCATAATCATTCCACCTTCATCATCAATCTCTTTGCCCATGGCAACAGCAACATGATTTTCAGCAATAGCAAACATCTCTTTGACTGTTTTTTTCTTTTTGTGTTGTGCTTTTAATTCTTTTTCCATTTTAAGTAGATGCTTGTAGTAATCTGGAAATTCATCTAAGTGCTGAAGAGCAATTCCATATGCTTCTTCATGGGTAGTTACATGCTCGCGCTCCACAGTCGATCCAACCTCAGCTTGTTTGATGATTGCATCGACAGAAACGCCATGCTTCTTAGCGATTTCTTTTTCTGTGGGAACTTTCTTTTTCATGAGAGATAACCAATTGGCGTAGCTCTTACATCTGTGCCAGCATCAATCTTGAGTTTTTGGTCTGCTTTTTTATGAATAACAATCTCTGTGCCAGGATTGCTGTAGAAAGAACCAACTACAGTAGTTCCATCATTTTCATACAAAGTGATAGTTCTACCAGTATTTCCACCAGAATCGTGAACGATTAAAACATCCACTGCTGTTGCTCCAACAACATTTGGGGTTGTAGTGAGTGTTACTGCCGTTCCTAAAAGTTTAACTCTCATTGTGGTTTACCGTTTATTTAATATTTATTCTTCTTCGACCTTTCCACGCTTCAGCATCTTCTGTAGGTCTGCAGTGCTTCCTAAAAAGATAGCATTGTTAGTTACAGAAGTTGGTCCTTTCTTAGATTCTTCTTTACTAAGATTCTTCATCTTCTGTTGCAGGTCAATCAATTTATCGGTCATGTCTGAGACCTGCTTCATAGCGTTTACAGCGACTTCATATGCTCTAGGGTGTCCGCTCTCCTGAGCGACCTCTAAGGCGCCTTGCACCGCCTCCTGACCCTGAGATATCAACCTGTATAACTCACCTCTGGTATATTCATAGTCTTTACTTGCATCTTGATTCTCTTCGACTTCCATGCTGACAATTTCAGCAGGTGAATCAGAAACATCAATGTCAAAAATTTCTTCCATGTTATCTTCAAACTTACTCATAGAATTTCAATACCTTCATTAAATCCAAAGTCATCTCCAGGCATTAACAATGCATCATCAAGATTGTTAATAACGCCATCATTATTCTGGTCAGAGATAGCGTCTGGCTCTACAGTATATTTCATTGTTCTTCTGTGTTGATCTAAATCGCCAATTGATTCAAATACAACTGCCTTACGAATAATCTCTGCATTCGTAACAGGACCGTAGAAGTATGTCTTAAGTGTAAAGTTGAGAGTATACGTAATACTTCTTCTTCTCATCATATCATCTTGATAATCATCTTCGTATGAAATGTTATTTAAGATGATAGGTAAATCTTTTTTCTCATCCATCTCTGGAATAAGATTAATTGTAACTGTAAATGCTGGTTGAAAGTATGGTATAATTTGCTCAAGAATTTGTAGAGCATCGTCTTGAGTCTTAGAAAGAATACCTAATTCAAATCCTAGATTATAAGGCACTGGCATATACTGCACCTTTGTGCTAGTGCCAGAAGCTTCTTTAAGATACTTTTGAATAGGAGATGTTTTTCTCGCAGGGTCGTATGTAATGTCAGTCATCTCAAAATAGAGACGAGGCATTGTAATACTGACCTTACGCTCAGTGCTTGGGTCTTGATCTAAGCGAGCAAGAAACTTACTCTTGGGACCATAAGCAAGAGGCACTTTCTGGCGTTGAATCTCTGCACCAGTATCGGGGTCTGTTTTAATAATTTCGATGTTATTAAAAATGGTGCCAGATGCTTTGACATTCTTTTTAATAATTTCGTGATAAAAATGTCTTCCTAACATCAGAATGAATCTCCTATATTTCCATACTCACCAAACGGATTTCCTTCCGTGAAGTCAAGAAGGACATCTGCTTTATCTTCATACCATTTATTTTGAGCATTGTCATAATCATCAATTTCAAAATCAATCGTTGAGAAGTTATCAACAATCCAGGAAGCGCCACTATCCTGTCCTACCAAAGGTAGATTTTCTTTTAGCTCACCTTTTATATATGTTAAACGTAACTTTCTATTTGCCTGGTCCCACCCAGCAACTGTTGCTTTTGCTACAATTGGAGTGCCACCAACAGGAGTGAATGTTTGTGTAACTTCTTCTCCTTCTACAAATACTCCAGTGCCTCCAGTTAATTTGACTACCACTGGAATAGAATTTACTTCTTGTGGCAAATCATCAATTTCAGAAACACCTGTATCAAATTTGCTATCGGCATGTTCAAACAATTCACAGGTTAATCCATAGACATAGTTTTTACCTAACTGATAGAAAGGCACTTCTCTTTCTACATATTTAATTTCATATGTATTTTTTGTCATAGGCACATAAATTAAATCACCTTCATTAGGTCTGTCTTTAATGAAAGTAGATTCATTTAATGTATTAAAATTTATCCAACGTCTTTTAGATACAGCTAATGTAACTTCGTCAGTAATCTTGAGACCAAACTTAGACATTGCAAGCGCACCAGATCCACCAAATCCCTCTACATTAATCAACATCATTTCAATCATGTATGCTTCCTTGAATATGTTGAGGACAACATCATTAAGTGTTTTATCAATCAACATATCTTTTGGCACATAATAAACATCCATGCCAAACAATCTTATTTGCTCATCAACTAAATCTTGGACAAGATTTTGCTCTGATGATACACCGCCAAACTGTGGAAAATGTACGCTCTTCATATTATCCGATTAGGAAGTTAGGTGGTAATTCATACTCTGATTGCATTCTTGCTTCGATATCTTCTATCTCTGCTTTGCCTTCCTCATACATTTTCTCTCCATTTATAGAGACTCCGCCAGGAAGTTGAACGCCATTAAACTTAATTAAATTTTGTCCCCACTGCTTTTTGATTTGAGCAGTGACATAACGCTTGAGGAAACTATCGTTGTATATCTTTGCGTGATCACTTGGATTGAGTGCTCGATGACATTCAATAACTAACCATCTATCTTTAGTTAAGAATTTTGGATCGTAGTCAATATACAAACGATTTTGACGTTTAGTATATCGTATCTGCAACATCGATCCAGTATTCAAAACCATATCTAATGTTTCTAGATATGATTTAGTCATATAATAATTAAGAATATCGAGTGACCCAAATGCATAAAGGTCATTCAAAAACATCTGATATTCAATACCAAATAAATCTCCGCGAATAGTAGATGCAACAAAAGAAAAAATTCTCTCTACGCCAATAACATGGTCTGGAATTTCCAAATAATTATTACGCTCTTCCCATGGGTCGCCGTTAGGGGAAGTCGTAGTTACATTGCTAGTTTGAAATCTATCAACGTCTGCTTGAGTAAACTTGTGCTTGAGAAACATTTTCTCAACACCATCAAAATGTCTTTCGTTGAAATACTGCAAAGACATATCGATGATGTCTTCAATCTGATCATCATCTACATTAATTTCTAAGATAGGTGCTCCCAGTCTGCGGAGGCAAAAATCTTTCAATTCCTCTCGCGTTGCTGGTTGAGATTTGGACATGAATACAAAAAGACCCTTCTTATGTATTTATAAGAAGGGTCTCTATTTATTAATTGTGAATATTATCTCTCAAATACTCGAACAAAGTTGGTGATTTTTCAGCTTCTTCTAATCTTTTTTCATAATCAATATTCCATTTTTCCATGTGACTATCTAATATATTTTTATAATTTACCATTGGATTACTTAATTCTATTTTTAAAATATCAATTTTATCCAACATATTATAATTCATTCCAGTAGCAATACAATGTATCCCTGCATTGTCTCCAGTTGGATGTGCAGCCGCAATCATTTTTCTATATTTTAAGTTTAAATATGCATCACTAACTTTCATTTTTTCATTTAACATATCAATAGCAAAAGATTTTTTGTTGATATCTTGCCAATATTCACTATCATCTCTATTTGATAAAGCATAGTGTAAAGAAACAAATTCAGCAAAACTATTAAAGGTTTCTTTTACTGTTGCATTATAACAATCTATATCCCATTGAGTAAAAACATCTCTTTGTAAAGATTTGATCAATGATAGTAAAAATTCATGTACGGTAAATAACCCATTGCTTTCTAATGGTTCAATGAATCCCGCTGACAACCCTATGGCAACTACATTTTTTACCCACGTTCTTTTATGAATACCAATTCTCATTTCAATATCTTTGAATTTTAATTCGTCGATATTTCTATTTGGATTGCATTTTAAATGATTTTTGAATTCTAATAGCGCATCTTCTTTACTAATAAATTTATCGCTATAGACATAACCAGTGCCAATACGTGACCATAAAGGAATATTCCAAACCCAACCATTAGTGAGTGCAGTGCAATTTGTGTAACACTCTAATTCTTTTTCTTTATCTGTGTAAGGAACTTGAGTTGCCCATGCTCTATTATTTGGTAAAATATTGTTATAAGAAATAAATTCTTCTTTTAATGATTCCCCAAGCAATAAACTTTTCCATCCAGTGCAATCAATATATAAATCTGCTTTATGAATTTGACCAGATTTTAAAATTAAGTAATCGATTCCATCTTCATTTACTTTAATTTCAGATACAGAATCTGCTATTAAATTTACACCTTTTGGTAAACAATAATTGTTTTTCAACCACTGTCCAAACTTAACAGCATCGAAATGATACGCACTATCTCTATGAAAATTAAAATTTTTAAAAATACCAGATTCGTTTTTATTAATTTTATTTCCTTCAATTAAAGGCATTGCTGGGAAATAAGTTTTAGTGTAATCACTAATTGGTGTTTCTGGATAATACGATTTTTTTAGTGCCCAATCATTTGGCGGAAAAATACTAGAATCATTTTCATAATATGGGGAACCAAATGGATAGTGAAATGCCCCTGAATCTTTCTTGTAAAAATTAGTAAATTTGATACTGAGTTTATAAGAGGCATCAGTTTCTCTCATAAAATCTTTATCTTCTATACCGAGTAAATCTTTCCAAACATTAATCTGTCCTAAGGTGCTTTCACCAACTCCTACAATTGGATAATCTGGACTTTCGATTACTGTTATGTTTTTATTTGGGAAAAATTTAATAAAAGTGGAGGCGGTCATCCAACCAGACGACCCACCTCCAACAATAGTAATATTGTCAAATTTGTAAGACATAAACAAATAATGTAATTATATTATATAGGTCAGATTTGAAGACCGTCTCCTCGCATTCTGACTACAACTAATCCGTGACCGCCTCTACCACCAGAGTTTTCTGGTGAATGGTGTCCACTACCACCGCCCCCGCCAGTTCCATCTGTTCCACTATCTCCAGGAGCATGATGCCAAACTGTGCCTCGGCCCCCGCCGCCGCCACGAGCATATGAAGGTGGGTAATATCCCCAACCATAGTGGGATCCACCACCACCACCGCCCGCAATAGATCTACCTAAAACTGTAGTACCGTTTCCACCATAAGCGTCACCATTGCCTCCAGCACCACCACCGCCACCACCTACGTAATAAAATGTTTCATTTTTGTTACCACCTCTAGTGCCATAGATAGTAGCACCTGGATATGATGATTGGTTGGACGGACCTCCAGAATAATATCCCCCCCAATGACCATTACAACCACCGCCGCTTCCACCAGGGGATCCAGGATATTCTGACCATCTACCACCAGCTCCTCCTCCGTTTGCGGTTATACTACCAAACGTAGTGTTTTCTCCACTTGAAGCAAAACTACTATGATTACTAGTTCCAGCACCTCCACCACCAATGTAAATTGATACTGCACTGCTTATTGCAAAAGCTGGGTGGTAAACTACACCACCACCACCTCCACCACCACTTAATCCTCCAGAAGCACCACCACCACCTCCAATTACAAGTATTTGTGCTACTGCTGGAATTGGTGGTGCTGGTAAAGTGAATGATGAGCTACCGCCACTATATACTCTTTCGTAAACAGCGGTGGGAGTCCCAGCAGTACCACTAACTAAACTAAAACTATTTGCAGTAAAATATGCAACTAAATTACCGCCCGCAACTCCCCTACCAAAACTTCTAGATCCACTAAAACTACCTAAAAATGCCATTTTTTATTTGCCTCCATTTAAATTATATATTAAATTTTCAATTATTGATATGAAGATGCTTGACCATATACTTGCCAGGTAGATCCATCTACTCTGACGAAACTTAGCGTCCAAACATTATGTCTGGATGCATCGCCAGATGGTTGTGAATTGTTTGCCCACTTAATAGTTTGGTTAACACCGTTAATACCCATGGAGGTTGCTATCTTATAAGCAGTTCCTCCTTGAGCAATTACAATAGAAATGCTATATGCTTTACCTACTGTAGTTGGGACGTTACTTACGTTAACCGTAATATCACCATTAACACCTGGATGATAGAATAAAGTATATAGTGAATAATCATATGTCTGGTTTCCTGACTGAGGATTACTTCTAATTTCACAACCTTCATTTACGGAAGCAAAGTTAGAT